AATACCTTCCATTTCCACTAACCTTATGAACCCCAATATAGAACTTGCCATTAACTAAATTAGTGGTTTTATATACTATGAATAATTCCTTCTTAACATCTTTCACTTTATACTCTTAAAGTAATAATATGAATAATCAAATGAGACTGTGCATTGGATGGGTGTTATAGTTTGATCAGTATTAGTAAAATCCATGGGGCTAAGATCAGTGGGAAAACAATCTATGAAATGAACCTCTTGAGATGGATTAAATTTATTTGTAGTAGTAGTTAAGATTATATCTGACTTCTCCTTGTACACTGATTTATCACTATTGAGCTTTCTAAACTGAGCAGTATCCTCTGGAAACCCCAAAAACGTCATCCAATTAAACACTTCTATGTAATTTTGAAGGTACTCATCCACAAGAAAGGTTATAACAAGATCTTCATACTCAATTTTCTCTCCAGGTACGTTATAATCAACCGCTGAAGTAGGTACAAGTGCTCTCCCCAAAGATATACCAGGTAAAGAAAATTCCTGAGCGAACATAGATACAGTCGGCAGCTCATAAATTTCGAAATGAAAATTATTGTTCCCAAGTATGTTTAACTCTTTTCCTTGTTCTAAATTAGCCATTAGTGTGTTCCTATATCTATGGTGATATCCATCATAGTATCCATTATCTCATGAGACAATGATACCTCTCCCTTATCAGCAAAGTAACATACTAAGTCACTGGCTGTATATCCATTCAATACATATCTGTATTTTTCGTCATATATGTACATATCAGCTATGTTATTATCATCGACAGAGATAACAATATTAGGAGATACATTGAAAATTCTTTCGTTTGTGTTATTTATATTTGCCATACCATTATTTATACAGAACCACCATATTCATATTTTATCTTGCCACAATCATAAATTCTATAAACCTCATTATTTAAGCAATTCTGTCGTTCTGTTAAATTAGGATCATAGTTCTCTAATTTAGTCTTCATTCCTATATGACGAAAACCAAACTTATGTTTCCTTTCTTTGTTGTATATGTATCTATAATCAGGTGGTATGGTTTTTACTGCTTTGAATCCATTTCTTGTATAAACATTATCACCAGAACTAACCCAAGAAAGGTCAGCAAAGGTGTATATTGTTTTGGGGTATAATGAATGGAAGTTCTTAATTATCTTAGAGAACCCCCCTATTACCTGATATTTTGGGTTTGTAACATAACGAGTCAAATTCCATCCTTGTTTGTCTTTCTTAAATAAACATGCACTTATAAGGATGTTTCTATAAAAGAGGCCCATACATTTAGTTGAAGCAACATATCCCTGAATATGATATGCATCAAACAATTCCTTAGTTCTGCTTGGATCTATTTCTCCTACTGTGGTTTTTCTACCATATATCTTCTGGGGATTATGGAGATTGAGTATACCAAGCAACCAATTTTTAATTTTATCTTGATTATTATTCCAATCATCTTCCCAAATATGAATAAGACGAATTCCTTTATCATTACACATTTGAGTTTTTTGTTGGTGATAGTTGGTATCTACAGATCTTTCGGAGTGCCAATATAGACCATTATACTCTATAGCTGTGTTTAATTCTGGAAGGAAGATGTCCAATTCCTTACCTTCCAGGATGGTTCTGTTATTGGTTTCTATTGTGGTGAGCGGGGATAAGAATTCTTGTAGTTCTATCTCTGCTTTTGATATAATACTAACACATTTCGGGCAACCAGCCTCATTATATAAATGATCCCCTACTCTTTGATAAAAATTTCCATGTAATGGACATATAATATATACCTTTTTATTAGCATTTGTATATTCTACTAATGAATAATCATATTTGTTTTTATGAATATTATTACTTCTATTTATAAATTCTTCTGTATTCAAAGATGTGTGTGCTGGAACAGTTTCTATATTATGGTTGTGTATGTGTTTAGATATAGTCCCATAACCAATATTCAACATTTTACCTATCTCCCTGTAAGAACAAACAGAGTAGGCATCAATCATCCATTGCTTATTATTCATACATTCATATGCAACATTATCATATATATCATTATGATATAAATTTAGTTCGTTATTTTCTTCTCTTGTTCTCTTTCTTATATTATATTTCTTCATCCATCTCCCTAATGTTTGTTCAGTAACATCTAACATTAGGGAAATATCAACAATGGTCATATTCCTATCATTATAAAGATATTCTATATCTTCTTTAGATGCCATTATATTTTTTCCGGTAACAGTAATACCGTAATTGACTATCCACTTCTTTAGGGTAGGTATAGAGGTTTCAAAAATATTCTTAATTTTGTTCATAGATAATTTTTTTTCTATATAAAGATATTCTATATCCTCCTTGGAAGGAATATTATAAATCTTACAATTAACATCTCTTCCTGTGTTATACTGGTTTTTTATAAGAGCACCAACAGATCTTTTTATATTATAGTAATTTACACAAATAGTAATAAATGAAGGTGAACATCCCATCATGATACCAATTTCTTTGTTAGTCATCAATCTTTCATTAATGAGGTATTCTAGATCTTCTTTTGATATGTCTTCTTTTTGTATTCTTTTCATAGTAATATTTATATCTCAGCTAAGTTTAGGGTTTAAAGATAATACATTATAATCTTTATATGAGATAATGTCAAGGTATTTCTTAATGATAATGATGGCAGGAAAACAACAAAAAAGGGACAATCCAATGAAGGATTGTCCCTTTTTAACTATAAAACCTCTATATTCTTAAAGTATTGATTACATTAAGTTTTCAATAGCAAAAATACGGAAGTAGTTGTTTGAACGAGCTTCTAATCCAGTGTTAAATCCACCAGAGTAAGTACGTACAAATGGATTCGCTCCAATTCCATAACGGGTTTTAAATCCAAGTCTCGGTTGGAAGCTATCACTATGAGTATTTTTGTACAGAGTGAGAGGTACATAAGGACAGAAGTAAGCTCCAGCATCGTAAGCATTACTACCTTTGTATCCAACTACACACATATCAATGGTTACATATGGATCTACGAATACCTTAATCATACCGTTCATGGTACCAACGAAAAGATTACCAGTAGGATCAACATTACCAGGAGATACATTTGTATTTCCAGCAGTATCAAGAAGACCTGTCATAGCAAGAGCAGAAGCTACGTTAGCAGAACAGATTATCCAGTTACCTTTTCCTCTACGAGTGCTGATTGCAATAGCATTAGCTTCTCGTTCAACTTGGAACATAAGTCCCTTAAATCGTTCAACAGACCAACGACCATTTGAATCAACATCAAGATCATATGTACCAGCAGAAGCAATATCAGTCTCTTGACAACCAAGCACAGCCATATTGTATGTTCTACGGATGATCTCACGATTCATCTCAGCAGTTACTTCAGTAGACATGATTGAAGCAAGCTCTTGTTCAGCAGAAAGACCATGAATAGCTTTAAGATCTTGAGCAAGTTCTACAGAGTACTCAGATTTCAAACCACGAGATTTTGCCTCTACAGACAGTTTCTCGATTGTGAAGCTCATCTTAGCCCACTCAGCCTCTTCACCAAGCATCTCAGCAAGAGTTGTATGCATACCTTCACCATAACCGAAGTCAGCAGCAAAAGGATCAGTTGCAGTAGCATCAGAAGTACCAGGGGTTGGTTGATCGTTTCCTACAGCTACACCAGAAGTTCCTACATCAGTACCATTTACAGTAGTACGACCAGCACCAGTGTAACCGGAATCAGCTTCTTTGAATTGAGCTTCTTTTGCTGTAGTATCATCACCAATAGTAGGTTGAGCACCATATTGAGCACGTAATGCAAAAATAAGACCAGTTGGTCCTTTCATTGGTTGTACACCGAAAATATCAAAAGCAAGCATAGCAGGTACAGATCGTCTTACCATTGAGATGAGGACCGGATCGTACTTATCTACGCCACCAGTGACGTTTGTAGGTGCTTCATGTATAGATTGCTCAGCAAGGTGTTCTTTTTGATTCTGAAGAAGAATTCCAGTAACTTTCTTACGATAGTTATCTTTTATTGGTGCAATTTCTTTGTGCTCCAAGATCGGTTTCCAATTCTCCTGAATTTGTTCAGCAGTTAAATGTTCCATTTTTATTATCTCCTAATATATGTTATGAAATCAAATGTTATTACATTCTCATTGAACGAGAAAGTTCGGCCACATAACGTGACATACTTTCATCGGTTTTTTCTTTTTTGTCCTTCTTATCCTTCTTATCATCATCACTGTCATCTTTATCATCATCATCATCATCTTTTTTTCCATCATCCTTCTCATCTTCTTCATTGAGAGATCTTTTAGAAAAATAAGTTTCAACGATTGATTTGACACGACCACTGAATTGAGTTTCATCTTCGAAGTCAACCATTTCTACGAGGTCTTTCAGTTTGTCTTTTTGAGTATCAGCCATATCCCCAACATGTTCAGCTACTATAGCCGCTTTTTTCATGTCAACGATTAATTTCTTCAACTCAATGTTTTTATCGATAGACTCATCCAGACTTTTGCTTTTCTTTTTAAGTTCAGCAGTCATTTCAGTTACGATATTAACTTTGTTTTTTGGAATTTCTACATAAGACTCTTGGAAGAGATCTTTTATTCCAGTAAGGAAATTCTCAGCGATTTCAGTCTGAATACCATTTTCGACTGCCAACTCATTTTCCTTCATCCACTCTTCGGCAACATAAGTAAGATAAGAATCAATCTTCTCTTCAAGATTTGTCTCAATCTCCTTGCGTTGTTCATCAAGTTTAGCATCAAAACCAGCTTCCAGAACTTTCTTTTCTTCAGACACTTGAGAAGCAACGGCATTTTCGAATATAACAGTTGCTTTGGTCTTAAAGTCTTCAGAAAGATCTTTCAATGATTCATCACTGAATAAAACTTGAATAGGTTTTTTTTCATCTACCATTGTGTTTTCTCCTTAATCAGTTGTGAAAAATATTTAATCTACATTATTATTTATAAAAACAGTGAATATGCTATTTTTTATTCCATTTCTCCATCATCATCTTCATCATCTTCTTCATCTATTGGATCATTACTAATACCAGATTTGGCATTTTGGAAGAAAATTCTTGTTTTCTCTACATCATCAAGACCATTAAGTGCAATAAATTTACTTATTCTACTAAAGTCTGATTGACTAAAATTAGATATATCACTTTTGAGTTTAAGTTTCTTGAGAAGACGAACTAATTTACCATCTTTCAGTTTTTCTGGACGGTTTATATATCTTCCAGCTACACTCATGAACATATGCACTCCTGGATATCTATTTTCTACTTCTCGGAACTGCTGTCTGAACGCACTAATTTCCGATACTAAATTTTTATAAGTCTTCATTATCCGTTCATCCTTGCCATCATTTTTTGAAATGCAATAAGAGCGACTTCTTCATCAACCATAGAGAATCCAACTTTACGGGCCTCTTTGTTTATCTCAATCTTAACCTTCTCTATAAACTGTTCATCATCACCCATGTAAAACTCTTTACCCTCAAATATACCATTGACCCATGCTTCATGTGCAGATGGATCAGATACGACATCAATAGTAGACATGTAATAGTCTTCATTGACCATATCAATACCTTCTTTTTCTGTAAGGGTACCAAGACCACGAGATGATACTCCCAATTGCACACCATCATCAAGTAGTGATCTAACAATATTACCCACAGGAGTAGAAAGTACTTTTGAACGACCTATCCAGTTATCACCTTGCTTGTGTAGACTTTCTATCAAGTGACATGCCCGTTCTGGATTGACAGAAGGTTCTTTTGGATGGTTTAATTCACCCATAGAACGCTTGTTATCAATATACTGTGTCTTGTACCTCTCTACCTCTCTTTCGAGTATGGCAGTAGGATAGATTCGCCCATTACGATTCTTCTGTTCAGCTTGAAGGAATACACCCTCTATGTAGTAATTCTTTTTCCCAGTAGATTCATCAACTTTATGTCCTGAGTTTACATCTTGAAAGTTGGTTTCTGTTATAAGTAGCATTTATTTCTCCTTGAATAAATTCTCTAAAATACCAAGGACACCTTTAGGATTTTCTACCATACGTTTGTTTAGTAGAATAACCATTTCTGTATTCTCCTTGAGATCACGACCTTGTTTTAATAAAGCAATAGCTAGTTTAACATCCTCATTATTATCAGAATTCAGCTTCTCTAATTCTTTAATGAGTTTATCATATTTGTTTTTTTCGGATTTGCTTGCCTCTGTAAAAGCACCAAATCCTGTTATTTTATTAGTCATATTTTATCCATTAATTTTCTGGTGGTCTGATTACCCCATATTTTGCTAAAGCTGTCTCTACACTAACTCTACCACCTTCAAATATCAATTCCCACACAGCCTGTTTAATATTATCATCAGTTAAGTTAATACATACATAGTTTTCTAAGTATTCATCAAGATCAGAAAACCAATTATTCAAATCTGGGTAGTCATCAATTTGGTTTCTCTTTTCATAAGCAGCATCTTCATCAGGAACATCACCTTGCCAATCATAATCATCATGATATTCTGGCATTTCATTGGGGTTTAAGTGTTCTATTTCTGAGATGATATCAAATACTTCGCTGTATTCTTCATATGCAGTATCAAATATAGATTGTTTATTAGTCAGCAATGCTTTATACTTGGCCTCATCATAAATTATACCTTTATAAACATAATTACCATGACTATCAGGTTTCAATGCATCTACTTCATTAAACTCGTTTTCTGTTGAATCAGACAGAGCCTCTAATGGCCTCAGTTTCTTCGCAAGATATTTAAGAGTCTTCTCCTTAATACCTTCCATCTCTTCTTCAAAGTTTTCATGGTTTGTCTCAATTTCTTGTTGAGCATTTTCTATTTTACTAACAAGTCTATCAT